TCTTCTGTTACTGTTGCACCACTCCAAGCCATTTGGTTTAGAGAAATAGTTGCTTGTTCCTCTAAATCCATAAATGAACCAACTGCTTCTTGAGTTGCTTCACTAACAGTATCATCGAATCTTTCTACTTCTGGAATAGAATCAGAAAAAACAGATGTTATTGCACCTACAATGTCTACTAAAAATCCTACTGCCGTTACTAGCATATCTAGAACTGGTGCAAGAAATTCCATTAAATACGACCACATCTCCACTTGAGAAACTATCGCATTTAACAGTATTGTACCTAACAATTCTACTAATGGTTCTATAGCCTTCCATAGATTTTGGAATACTTCCATAATCTTTTGGAATATTGGTTGTAATATTTGCCATACCTTCTGAATTGCTTCCTGTATCTTTTTCCATGCATTTTGTACTGTTTCTTTGAAATCATCATTTGTGTTATATAGATGAACAAATGCGGCAACTAGTGCCGTTATTACTGCAATTACAATTCCTACTGGTCCAGTTAGAGCACTCATAGCAGTTGAAAATATTTTTGCCATACCACCTGCATTCCCTATTGCTGTTGCTATATTTCCAAAGGTAGAAACCATCCCACCTACTGAACTTACTATTTTTCCTGCAACACTAATCATAGGACCTAATGCGGCCACTAAAGCTACTATTTTTAATCTACTTTTTTGAGTTTCTTCATCAAGACTTTTAAATGCAGTTGCCCATTCTTTTACTTTGTCTACAATTGGTTTTACCATATCTACCATATCTATTATGACTGGCAACAAGGCTTGACCTAATTCTATTGCTATATCTTGAACACTATTTTTAAGTATTGATAATTGACTTTCTACAGTTGCATATCTCTGATTGGCTTCATTTGTTAAAGCCGTATTTTCATTCCAACTTTCATTTGCTAAATTTATTGCATCAGTCATTACCCCATTAGCATTCGCAAGAGAAAGTATTGTATTACTTAATCTTACTTCTGTTAATCCCATTTCATCTAATACTGCAATTGCTGATTTCCCATTTCTTTCTGTATTATTAAGTCCTTCTATAAAAGAACTTAATGCTCCAACTGCATCTTTTTCAAATGCTTGTTTAAATTGTGCAGATGTCATTCCTGCAACACTAGCAAACTGATTTAATTCTGCTCCACCCAATTCAGTAGCCATTTGAATTTGTTTTAGTAGTTTTGCCATTGCAGAACCACCGTGCTTCTGCTTCAATTCCTACAGAACTCATTGCAGTTGCCAATGCCATTATTTGAGCTTGACTTAAACCAACTAATTCTCCTGATGCAGCAAGTCTAGTTGCCATACTCACAATGTCTGCTTCTGTTGTAGCAAAATTATTTCCTAATGCTACGATTACAGAACCTAAATTGCTATATTCTGTTGCTGACATTTTTGTTACATTTGCAAATTTTGCTAATGCACTTGCCGCCTCTGTAGATGATAGGTTTGTAGATTCTCCAAGGTCTATCATTACTTTAGTAAATGATAGTATATCTTGAGTCTTTATTCCTAACTGACCAGCCGCTTCTGCTACTGCACTTATTTCTGTTGTAGATGCTGGTAGTTCTTTAGACATATTCCTTATGCCTAATTCTAATTCTGCAAATTGTTCTTCTGTTGCATCTACTGTTTTCTTTACACCTGCAAAAGCCGATTCAAACTCTACCGCCGCTTTTGCTGACAAAGTACCTACTGCAACTATTGGTGTTGTAACATATTTAGTCAATGTATTCCCTACACTTTGAATTCCATTTCCTACTGCTTTTATTTTTTCTCCTGCAGTTGTTAATGTAGTTCCAAGTTGTTTCCATTCAGCAGTATGACCTTTTATGTCTTGATTTAGTTGTTCCAGCTCCTTCTCCATATTATTTAAAGTTGCCGTTGCATTATTTAATTGTACTTTTAATTTTTGAGTTTGAGTAGCATCTTCGCCTTTTGCTTCTACTGATTTTTTATATTGTTCATTTAATAATTCTACTTTTGCTTTCTGATTTAAAATGGCATTACTTAAGTTTGTTGCTTTTACTTTTAGACTTTCAGTTGTATTTCCAAAATTTTGCATACTAGACTTTGAAAGTGTTAATTCTGATTTTAATGTTTTTAGATTATTATTTACTTTTGTTATGCCTTCTTTGAATCCAGATGAGTCAAAAGCTATCTCTATGCCTAGTTTTGCTAAAGTTTCTTCTACTGCCATTTTAAAAACCACCTTTATACAAAAATTTCATCAATGTATGCCATTGATGAGTCATCGTGGTTTTCTGTTTTTGCTTTGCTCTGTGTGTTATACTCAAAATATATTTCAGATAATAGACACAATTTTTTAGGTGTCATTTTCCAAAATTCTTTTTCTGGTATATGTAATAATTGTGTTCCTAAATAATAGAGCCATCCCCAATCCCAATTGTTCTCTTTAGGATTTGCAGATGACTCATCTATTAGTTTTTTGTTTCTTCATCCGCTTCTGGTAATGAATTCATTGCTGATGCATTTATTTTATTTGTTATTTCTACAATGTTACTCATATTTATCATTTTACCTACTTGTAATAAGGTAAGTTTTGGATTTTGTGTTTTTAACATTGCATATAGTACATCTCTTATTGCTTTAAATGACCCTTTTTCTAATCCATCTAATGCTTTTGTTGGATCACCATACATTTCTTCCAATTCTGCAAATGCATTTAAATCTAAACTTATTTCATATTCTTTTCCTTCTAACACTATTGTGTTTGTAGAGACATCTCCCTTTAATTCTTTTCCTGTTACTTTTTTATTTGCCATTTTTAAATCCTCCTAATTTATTTATTTTAAAAAAGCAGAAGGAATTTTATCCTTCTGCTGTTGGTATTTCTGGTACTGCATCAAACCATGCTTTTAATCTTTCTGGTTTTGCACCTTCTGAATCTTCATCTTCCATTATTCTCCAGTTACCATCATTTCTACTATAGAAGCTACCTTTTAAACTATTTGTTTTTGGTGTTGGCTTTTCTCCTATAGTTTCATATTCATCTTCTGTATGTTCAAATTTTCCTTTTAATAACCATACATAGCGATATTTTCCATTTGATTTTTTGCTTCTAAATCCTAGAGCTACTTCTGGAGCTAAATCATCTTTACTTTCTACAAGCATTCCATCTACAATTTTAGAACCTTGTAACAATGCTCTTGAGGCAATTGTTAATTGATTTAATTCGATTTCTACATCACAAGAATCAAAGTTGTTTAATATTTCTTCAACAGAGTCATCAGAATATAATTTTTCTGAACTTGTTTTTGGAGATATTTTTGCTTTGATACTTCTTTCTAATTTTACTGGTTCTGCATATACAGTTCCTGTACTTTCATCTGTAGTTATTTTTGCTACTGTTAATTTTTCTAAACCTATTTGTCTTGGCATTTCTTTTTCCTCCTAAAATTTAAATTTGTGAAAGAGCAGTAGGAATAATTTGTTTTTAATCTTTATACTCTGCTAGATAACAATTTATTGCTTTATGAAAAATTTTATTTTCTCTTTCATAAAGGTCTTGGCATGTTATTGAATAAAATTCATTTTGCTTTAATGCTTTTACTACTTTATTTTTTATTTCAGTTGGGTCCTCATCTGAAAAAATATCTACTTGAAAATGGTGTCCTATTATTTCTTCATAATCTTCTGATTGTGCATCTTCTTTTTCTAATATTTCAAAATAAGTTATATATTTTTTATTAGTTCCTGTATAAGTATCGAACTCTGTATCATAACCTAGTTCTGATAATACTTTATATATTTTTTCGTGTGCATCCATTATTTTAGTTCCTTCCCAACAATATTTTTAAATATTTCTAGTGATTCTTGAACTTTTGCTTTATAAGCAGGTCGCATAAAAGGTTTCTTGCCATAGTGTGTACTTGACCATGGTCCAGAAGATGCACCCCATTCTATGAACTTAGCATAGTAATATGGTGAATTATCTCCTTTTGTAAATCCTACTATTAACCTTTTTGAAGTACCTTCTTGTTCAATATCTCCTATTTCTATATGATCCGCCATATGTCCTTTTGTTCCTGTAGGTGATTTGCTCCTTCTAGCTTTCCTTCTAGCTTCATCTCTAATTGGCTGTGCTGCTTTTATAAGAGCTTGGTCCACTACTTTATTTATTTTGTCTGGCATATTTTCTAATTTTTTATATAATTCTTCATAACCATACATTCTAATATCATAATCCATTATTCTGTTGCCTCACATCTAATTTTTAATTCTATATTTTCTTCATCAACATTCTCTATTCCAAGTATGTTATATGGTGCTTTATAAAATATCCTACACTTTTCTGTATATAAAAGTTTTTGCTCTAATGTTTTATCATATCGTATGGTTATTTCTATTTTTCTTTTTGTTTTTACTGAATTAGCAATATCTTGCTCATTTTCAATATTAGTTTTTATATTTGCCCATACTGTTTTTAAATCATTCCAGTCTTTTTTTGATATTCCCCTAGTGTTTTTTGTTTCAGTATATTCTTGTATGGTTACTCTTTTTTTATATTGACTCGTTTTCATCACTATCACTACTTTCATTTCCATATCTAATCTGGATTAACAAATTATCTAATGAATATTTCAAACCTTTTGTACTACCTATAGCAGTTCTGTTTTCGTACCAGTGATTCACAAGTATTCTTTGACACAATTCAGCTTTAGGACTATCTTGGTTATATTCTCCACAAGCAGTTTTTATATAACTGTCTGCAACTTCTATTAAGTTTTTTATTAACTCATCTTCTTCATCATTGTCAATTCTACAATATAATTTTGCATTTTCTACTGTTAACATTTTTTACCTCCGAAATTATATAAAACACAGTATTTTTAAGGGTTATACTTATATTCTTTTATTTTAAAAATGTCTTAAAACTCATTCTCGTGCTTCACTTTTTTGAACTTTTTCTCAAAAAAGAGGGATATTCCTATCCCTCTGCTTCTGTTTGTTCTTCAGTTGTTACATTTGCTGTAGCATCTGTTATTGTTAATTCTCCATAGCAATATGCTTCATTGTCTGTTTTTATAACATCATATCTTTCTAATATTCTGATTAATGTTGCATTTTTTGTGAATCCTGCTTCTTTTGATTTTGCAATTTCATATCTAGCACGATTTACAAATGTAATTGCTTCTTCTAAATTTCCATAGAAGATTGGTGCTTTTCCATCTTTGCTTGGTATATCATTATTTGAATAAACATCTATTGTTAAGCCTTTGAATTGTTTTTGTGTTGGATTTTTTGGGTCTGGTTGTAATATTGGTCTACCATTTTCATCTACTGCATTATCTAATTCATCAAATCCATCTTGGTTTGTTACAATAACTGACCCTGGAACTAATGCTGGGTCTAAGTCTTTATTTAATGACCTTTTTAATGCTTTCCAGTCTGCTAAGGCTTTTGCTTCTTTATCTGCTAACATTACAGCAAGAATATCTGCATTTTCTGTTTTTACTGCTTTTTTAGCAAACCATCTACCAACATAAGCCATTAACCCTGATTGTTCATCAGAAAGTAATGTATTAGATACTGGTAAAATTGCACCTTTATTTTTGATGCTATATCCTTTTGTTTTGAATTTTGGTCCATCTTCTTGTGGAATTTCTTCCATTTCATCAATGTCTTGTAACAAAGTCATTGTGCTATTATTCTCATATACAAATGACCCTGTAATTACATTTGTTCTGTATTCTCTAACATGAGTTCTTAAAGATTTATATTGTCTTTTATACTCATTAATTCTAGTATTTTCATCTGTTGGAACTAGAATACTTCCGTTTGGATCATTTTCATCTGCTTTTTCTATTAAAGCATTTTCTGCAGGTGTTAATCTTTTACCTGTTATTGCTTTTAAAAATGCTTTATTTACATCTGCTTTGTTTTCAGTTGTTGGTTCTGTTACAGGTGTTCCTGCATCTCCTTGTAACTCATCTTCCATTCTTTCAATTTCTTCTGCTTGTTTAATTTGTTCATTTAATGCTTTTGCTTCTTCAGTTTTTGCTTTTGCTTCTTCAAGTTTTCCTTCCTCTGATAATTTTTTTGCTTCTGCTACCATTGCAGCAAATCTTTGTCTTAATTCTCTTAAATTCATTTTGATTCCTCCTAAATTTTATTTTTGTGAAGGAGTAGGAGAAATCTGTTTTTTTGTTTTGCTTTATATAAAAAAATAAACCTATTGCATTTCCAATAAGTCTATTTCAATTTTTAACTTTTCTAATTCTGTTTTATCTTGCATCATCTTCATCTTTTCTTGTATTTGCTTAACACTATTTTGAATGCAATTACTTACAGCTTTTTTTCTAAAATCAAATCCTACTTGACTCTTTTCTTCAGTATCTGTGTATAATACTTCATCTACAAATCCTAATTCTTTTGCTCTATAAGCATTCATCCACATTTCATCTTCCATCATTTTTGCTAATTCATCTCTTGGCAGTTTTGTTTTTAGTTCATATGCATTTATTATGGCCGCTTCTACTTCTTCTAACCTAGCAATGGTTTTTTGAAAGTCTTTTTTATCTCCCCAGTCAAATGTGCTAGGTAAATGTATCATCATCATAGCAGTTGGACTCATTTGAATTGTATCTCCAGCCATTGCAATAAATGATGCTGAACTTGCAGCAAGACCATCTATCTTTATACTTACTTTTCCTTGGTGTTCCTTTAACATTGTATATATCTGACTACCTGCAATTACATCTCCACCTGGACTATTTATCCATACAGTTATATCTTTTCCTTTATGTTTATCCAATTCATCTTTGAAAATTTTAGGAGTAACTTCATCTCCCCACCAAGTTTCTGATGCAATTTCTCCTTCTAGTATTAATTCTGGAATTTGAATTGCAGAATCGTTCCATTTCCAAAACTTATTCATTTTTCTGCACCTCCTTTTTTTTACCGTGATTTTCGGTATTTTCGGTATTTTCTATTTCTTTGTTTTCTTCTGTTTCTGTTTCTTCTTCTGTGTTCTTTTCTGTACTGTTCTGTCCTTTTGCCATCTGATATTCTTCTAGTTTATCTAAAAATGTATAATTTAAACTAATCAAATGTTTTTTACCTAACTCATTTTCTAATTCTGGTAAATCTTCTTTATTTCTTATTTCATCAATATTGTATGCACCTATTCGTTCCATTATTTCGTAGAACTCTGCTCTTGATTTACTATCTCCTCTTAATTCTGACTCTACATTATATTTACAATAATAATTCTTTTGTTCTGTAGGAGTAAATAATTGATATTTCAATGCTTGTTCCCAACTTACTAATAATGGTTGTAATGTATTTTTTACATAACTTATTGATTGGTGTTCTATATTTGAAAAAGTTGCATGTTCTAAATCTGCTATCATATGTGGTGGCACATTATATATTCTTGCTATATCAGTAGTATTTAATTTTTGTGTTTCTATAAATTGTGCATCTGCTTGACTCATAGTTAAATCTTGATAGGTTATTCCTGAATCTAATATTGCTATTCTATTTGCATTAGTCATTCCTGTATTCATCTTTTCCCATTCTTCTCTTACTACTTTTTTAGCTTCTGGTTTTAATGTTACACCTGGTACTGTTAGCACACCTTTTGCTGTAGTTCCGTTTTTATAAAATTTAGCCAAATATTTTTGTGATGCCATTTGACTTCCAATTGTTTCCCTGGCTACTGCAATTGGTGACATTCCTTTTAGTCCTGTAAGTCCTATATTTTTTATATGTAGAACATTTTCATATTTTAATTTTACTGATTGTCCATCTGGTAAAACTGTTGTATACCAAACTTTTCCATGGTTTTTTTCATCTGTTACAACTTCAGTCAATTCTGGATTTAATATCCATAATGCTTTTGGATATCCATCTCTACCAAATTGAATTTCTGCATATGCATTTCCATATAATTGTCTGTGAGCTTCCATTGTCATTTTAAAATCAAATGGTGTCATATATGGATTAGGTCTGTTCTCAAGTAAATAAGTTACTGGATGCTTTTCATCTTTTTCTTTTTTTCCATTTTTATCGTTATATACATGTAATGGTAATTTTGCAACACTTTGGCTCAATAATCTTATACAAGCATATACTGTTGCCATTTTCATTGCTGTTTCTTCATTTACTATTTCTCCTGACTCTGTTTCTCCACCATTTATCCAATTTATAAACCATTTAGAAGGAGTGGTACATTTGTTTCATTTTCTGTTTCTGTTGCTTCATTATTTATTAAATTTTTAATAATTTTTCGTATTCCCATTTTCCCCTCCTATAACGAAAATTCATCTCCAAGTATTAATTTATTTAAGTCTATTGTTGTATCTAATAACCTTGCTCTTGTGTGACTATTTACCATAGCCGCTGCTGGGTCTATTCTGTTTTTACTTTTTGCTTTGTCTAGGCATATATTTCCATTAGGGTCTTGTCTAGTGATACAATTACTTATTGCCCAAGTTAACACTGGATTTTGATTATGTATTATTTTCTGTTGATATACCAATGCTAATATATCTTTTGTTGGTTCAGACAATGTTGCATATCCCTGTCTTACTGCTACCATTATGAAACCTTCATTTTCCAAATCATTCGCAATTTGTGTACTATTCCACGGATCATAACAAACTTCTTTTATTTGAAATTTCATAGCGGCCGTTCTAATATAAGCCTTTACGAATTCATAATCTACAACATCTCCGTGGTGTAGCAGTAATATATCCTTGCTTTATCCAAACAGAATATGGAACTCTGTCCACCTTTTCCTTTTCTTGAATTCTATTTTCTGGTATAAAACTATGTGATAGCATTACATATCTTCCATCATCTAGTCTGAACTCCAAGTTTACAGATGTTAAGTCAGTTGTTGCAGATAAATCTAGTCCACAATAACATTCTTTACCTAATAGTTCTGACTCTGGTATAAAACCACTACATAGATGCCATTTTGCCATATCCATCCAAGCAACATCAGAATTGACCCACTGATTAAGGTACAACCTTCTAAACCCTGCTTCTAATGATGGGATTTCTTTAGCTCTTATAGCCGTCTGTCTAAATTCTTCTAAACTTCTAAAAACACCTAATGCAGGATTTGCCGCAAACCAAGTTTTTTCATCCCATATATCTGCATCTGCTGGTGCTTCATATATTACTGGATAGAATGTTTTGTCATATTCTTCTCCTCTTTCTTTTTTTCCTATTTGCATTTTAGAATAGTTATATAACTCATAACATATTCCATTTGTGTCAGCTCCTGCAGTTGTTATACTTATGAATAATGGTTGCCTTCTAGCTCCCATTGATGTTTTCAAAACATCATACAATTCTCTATTTGGTGCTTCGTGTATTTCATCATAGATTACTACATGAGCATTAAAACCATGTGCAGTTCCTGCTTCTGCAGATATTGCTCTGTAAAATGAATTTGTATCATATCTTACTATTCTCTTTTGTGATTCTATTATTTTGCATCTACTTGATAATGCTCTGTTCATACGAATCATCGCACAACAAGCTTGATATACTTTTGTTGCCTGTTCTCTTGATGTTGCCGCACTATATATTTCAGCACCGTACTCATCATCCATAAATAAACAATAAAGTACAAGCGCCGCTATTAATTCAGTTTTTCCATTCTTTCTTGGTAAAAAAATAAAAGCCTCTCGAATTTCTCGAAAGCCTTCTTCATTTACTGTTCCAAATATATCTTTTATCATTTTTTCTTGAAATGGCATCAAATTAAATGGATGTTTTGCATATTCTCCTTGTGTATTTCTTAACAGTTTTACAAAGTTAACCGCTCTTTGAGCTCTTTCTTCATCATACATTAATGCATCGCCTTCCTAAACAATGTTTCCATTTCATCTTCATCTTGTTCTCCTGGCAATTGCATTCTTCCACGACTACTTGGAGTCAGACCAAATTCAGTCATAAAATCTTTGCATAATTTCAAATATTTTTGAGCTATGGCTACTTGTGGTAACTGTTGTATATATTTACTTTTTTGATTAGGTTGAAATATTGTACTACCTATATCATCCATTTGCTTTTCCGCTTCTATGTATCTGCTCCAACATTTACAATAAGCTTCTAATGCTTTTGTATCTGCTTCTGTCATTAATTTACTATTTGCTAACATTGGAGCAACTCTATTCCATTCTTCTTTCGCCACTTCATCAAGCCACTCTGGTGCTTGTGGATATTCCCCTGGTGCATATTCTTTCATTTTCACTTCATTACTTATTCTATCTTCAAGCCTTATTTTAGAGGGATTCCCATTCAGTATGTGCATTTGAGTAGGCTTTGGTTTTCTTCCTGGTGTTGCCATATGACATCCCTCCTACTTAAATATTTCATTGTATGTATATTCTTTATTTTTCCTTGTAATAATTATATCATCCGTATTTTGCTTTTCTTGTATATATCTTTTTACAATTGCATCACAATATAGTGGATCAAGTTCTACTAGATATGCTATTCTATCTAATTTTTCTGCAGTCATCAATGTACTACCACTTCCACCAAATAAGTCTAAAACAATATCTCCTTTTGCAGAACTGTTTTGCATTAATATTCCTAGCAACCCTAATGGTTTCATTGTAGGATGCAATTTATTCTTTTTAGGTCTTTCGTATTCAATAACACTAGTTGGTATTCCTTTTTGATATTCTTCTATTAGCTCTAGCAATTCTTTCTTACTTAACTTTTTTAATTCATCAATGTCTGACTCTAAAATTGTTGATTGGCTTCTACCACCATACCAAGTATGTCCAGCTCCTTCTTTCCATCCATATAAAATTGGTTCGTGCCTCCATTGATAATCTTGTCTACCTAATACGAATTGATTTTTTAACCATATTAAACATTCTGCCATTTTATATCCTGCATCAATAAATGCTTTTCTAAATGAATAACCACCAACATCCGAATGAAATACATATATCGGTGCTCCTTCTCTTGAAAAATCATACATACATTTATGAGCATAAAATAAAAACTTTTCGAACTCATCATCTTCCATATTGTCATTCATAATTTTCATTCCTGTTGAATTACTTTGATAATTTACATTATATGGTGGGTCTGTTATAACTAGGTCTGCTAATTTTCCATTCATTAGTTTTTCTACATCTGCTCCATTTGTACTATCTCCACATATTAGTCTATGTCTACCTAATTGTATTATATCTCCAAACTCAATATTGGCTTTTTCTTCTTTTAACACTGATTCCAAATCAAAGTCATCTTCTATAACTTCTTCTTGTACTCCTAACATTCCAAGTTCTGCTATATCAAATCCTGTTATTTCTGCCAGACCTATACCTTGTAACTCTGATAATAAATTTTTTAGTTTATCCTTATCCCAGTCCCCTGATATTTTGTTCAAAGCTATATTTAATGCTTTTTCTTTGTTCTTATCTACATCTATGACTATACATTGAATTTCTGTATATCCCATATCTTTTAGCACTTTGTATCTTTGATGTCCACCAACAATTGTGCCATCTTTATTTACTATTACTGGGTCGACATATCCAAATTCTTCTATACTTTTTCTTATTTTCTCGAACTCTTTATCTCCTGGTTTCAAATCTAATCTTGGATTGTATTCTGCAGGTTTAAGTTCTTCTATGTTTATGCTTTTAAATTCCATTTCTAATCATCTACCTTTTCCCATTTAGCTTTCATATTGCCCACATGTCCATTAGCTGCCAACTCTTGATATATTAAATTTGTTCTTAATTCCAAAAAGTTTATTATTCCTTTTGGTGTTAAGTCGTGTATTTCCATTATCATTTTTTCTAATTCTTCATCTGAAACTCTATTTCCAGTTCCATATGTATTTATATTTATTGATACTGGTTGCTCTACACCTATTGCATATGCAAGTTGAACAAGGCATTTTGAAGCTAATTTTTTTGAAACTATATCTTTGGCAATATATCTCGCCATATAAGCCGCTGACCTATCAACTTTTGTAGGGTCTTTTCCACTAAATGCACCACCGCCATGTGGACAATATCCACCATATGTATCTACTATTATTTTTCTACCTGTTAATCCAGAATCTCCTGCTGGTCCTCCTAGCACAAAATTACCAGATGGATTTATCAATACTTTTGTGTCACTGTACTCTAATAATTCATTGGATATCGTTTCTTTTATAACTAATTCATATATATCATTTTCCATTTTTCCCTTGTCAATTCCATCTTCATGTTGTGCTGATATTACTATTTTATCTATTCCAACAAATTTATCATTGTCATCATACATTACTGTGACTTGTGTTTTTCCATCTGGTTTTAAATATGGTATTATTCCCTTTTCTCTTACTTCAGTTAGCTTTTGTGCTAATAGTTTAGCATAGTAAATTGCTGCTGGCATAAAAGTGTCAGTTTCATCACTTGCATATCCAAACATTATTCCTTGGTCACCTGCACCAAGTTTTTCTTCTGCTGTTGCACCAGCTATATCTGGAGATTGTTCGTGGATTTTTACATCTATTTTACAATTTTTATAATCAAATCCTAGATTTTCTTCTGTGTATCCTATTGACTTTATTACATTTCTAGCTATTGCTTCATAATCAATTTTTGCTTTTGTAGTTACTTCTCCCATAATTAAAACATATTGAGTTGTAACTGCAGTTTCTACTGCTACTCTTGAATACTTATCTTGTTTCAAACATTCATCTAATATTGCATCTGATATTTGGTCACATATTTTATCTGGATGACCTTTTGTTACACTTTCACTTGTAATAAATTTCATAATATTCTTATCCTTTCTCTGCATAAAGACTTGCAAATTCTATTTTTTTAAGGTATATAAGTTACGGAGGTGTCCGTAATGAATAAAAAGTTATTTGAAGATTTGTATTATGGGGATTACAGCCCTAATGATGTTACTATAAAATCTAAAGAATATGATATGCTTCTCAAAAAGGCGGTAAAAATACAAGAACAATTGCGTTCTAAATTATCTCCTTCTGACTATAAACTTGTAGTCAAATTAGATTGTTTGCATAACCAATTAAGTGACTTTTTTGGAAAACAAGCATATTCTGATGGTATTAAATTCGCTACAAATTTTCTTTATAATGCACTATCTAGCAATAATTCCGAGAAAAAATAAGAGGCCCCCCTTACCTATTTCCCGAAATTATTTACAGAGCTCCCCTCGCCGTTCCCCCTACTCGATTGGTAGAGATTTTTGGTGGGGTGGCTCTGTTGCTTTATTTATGCTATCTATACAGATTTTTATATTTTGTTTTAATTCTTTTTTTATTATTATTATCTTTTGTTTTATATTTGCATCATTTAGTTTTCTATGTCTTTGTTGATGACACGATTCACATAAGCACACCATATTTTCTATTACTAATCTTAATGACCATTCTTCTTTTATTGGTATGATATGATGTACTGTTACTGCTGGTACTATTTGTCCTAACTTTTTACAGTCTTGACATAGATATTCATCTCTTGCTAGTGCTTTCTTTCTTACTATCTTCCATCCATTACTTTTATAAAATGATTGTTCTTTATCATCTGTCCTTGTCTGGTTATATCTCCTATTTATTGCTTTCTTTTCTTCGGCTTCTATGTACTGGTGTTGTTCACAGAAGCGATTTCTTGTTAGGTTGTTACATCCTATCTTGTTACATACATGTAGTTTCTTCTGTGCCATATTCATTCCTTCTTCTTTACCTTTTGTTTATAAGGAGTATTCGCCAGATAGTGCTGCTTTACTATCTGGCTTAATATGATAAAATTAAACAAAAGGGTATTACATATTTGTTTATGTTTTTCCCAAATAAAAAGGATACTAGTTTTTTTCTAGTATCCCTTATTTGAGAAAGCAAAGCATAAACAGAAAAAAGAACAAGATTTCTCCTGCTCCTTCACACTATTATTTTAGCACATTTTTTAGTTTAATTACTGCCATATTTTTGACAGATTATTTTTTCACTTTCATATTTATATTATCTTTTCTCCACAGAATGGACAATAATCTATATCTACAAATCTTATCCCACCTGTAGTATTTATCATTAATCCTGCCTTTTCATCTTCCTTATTTTTTAATATCCATATTTCTAGAAGTGAATTACCTTCTTTTTCAACATATCCTGCCGTTTTTTGAAATTCACTTGTAGATATTGTTTTTCCCATTATTATACCTTTTTTGTTTTTTTCACAATATTCACACATTTTTTTCTTCTCCTTATTTTGTGTATATTATTTTATCAATATCTTTTACTTTTATTATAGTATTTTTTTTATTTTCTCCTGCTATCTCTACTAGGCAGTTTTCGCCGCTCATATTTAATATTGTTGCTTTTTCTTTATTTTTTAATTCTACTACATCAAATACTTTTAAGTTTTTCATTTTTTATTCCTCATTTTCTTTATTTTTTTCTAATACTATACAAGCCGTTTTTCCTTCTTTTCGATTTGTTTCTTTTTTTAGATATTCTTCTGCTCTTTTTAATGTAGCAAAATTTTTCTTTTCTAATCCATTACCTGTATCTATTCTTACTGACCATGGTCCGCCTTCTTCATCTTCTTCTATGAATGGTTCTGCATATCCCTTTGATAATCTTTCTTGTATTTCTTCTACTGTAAATTTTCCACTTTTAAACATTTCTAATGTTTTTTCAAATTTTTCTAAATCTCTAGCACACGAATCATTCCATATCATATATATTTTTGAGCCATATATTCCCATATCATCGAACATCTTTAATGCTTCTATATTTTTCACATTTTTATTTATTAAGGATATTAAGCAAGACATTGCTCCTGGATTCCCTTCTGATACCTTCATGATCATTTCAGGTACATTCATTCCTTCTGTAATTCGTTTGTTTAAATTATCCATATTATATCACCCAAAAGGATTATATCACAACTTTATATCAAATGGAACAATAAATCGCAAAAGACTTGAATAATAAGTATTTGTAAGTTAAAATACAAAAAACTTTAAAAGGAGGTTTTATATATGGTAGCAATTAAGGATATTCAAAATCTTGAAAAAATGGGTATTACTTTTAAACTTAATTCGGATAATAAGTATGCAAACATTTATAAGAAAGACAAATTTGTTGGTTCTATATATAATACAAAAAATACTATTTACTTTTGTGGTAAAGAATTCGTAGAAACAACTGGTAAAGAAATTATAGAATTTCTTATCAATAACAGTAAAGAAACTCTTGAAAATAAACAATTGACAAATGATGAAATTTTTTGCATTTGGAAACAATGTGTTCTTCAAAATAAATGTGGTCACAATTTTGACAAACAATTTGGGAAAGAAAAAGGTTATATCTATAATGCTTTTAGAAGATTAGGTTTACCAAAAAGTTTAGAAGATAGATTATCTTTTGATAAGAATATTTTATCTTCTCTACTTAAACAAACTTGTTATGCAGATGCAAAAACAATATTAAAATCAATTGGAGGTGCTATATAATGGATATATACGATTTTTATAATAAGTTAATGGCTATTTTTCAGTCTTGTGTAGACACAGATGATTCAGATTTAAAACTTAACGAATATAACGATGCATCTTCATATGGAATCGAATGTGATGAACCATCTATTGTAGTTACAGATTCTAGCGGTGCAGATTTTCAAATTATAATCAAAGAATTAAAATAAAGACTTCTATTGAAGTCTTTTTTCTAAATATTCTATTGCTTCTTTTATTGCAATATTTAAAACAACATATTTGTAAGCACTATATTTTTTTGACATATTTTCTAGTATTTTTAATACTGGTTCTCTAAATGCAACAGAATGTTTTGTTGTTGGTCCAATTTTTCCTATTTCAATTGTATCTGCATTTTTATTTTCAAAGTCTATTATCGCTGCATTTATTATTTTACTTACAGAGCAGTCATTAAATTTTGGTACTAATATTTCTAATTTATCGAACAATTCATCTTCTACATTAACTGTTCTTTGTATTAACTTTTCTTTTTTCACAAAACTATCTAATGCTTTCATCATAACACTTCCTAACAATTTATTGTATATATTATATATGTACAAGTGGTGTTTTGTAAAATTTGTTAATTGTATATTCAAGTATGTTGTTAATTGTTGATTTATATATTTTTTTATGTTATACTAGTAATATTAAAACATTTTATGTTAAGGAGTGATTTTATGCTATTATCTAATTTTGTTTTAGAATGGATTTATTCTTTACCAGTAGAGCAACAAGGACCAACTACAATTATATTAATATTATTTTGTTTAGAACTTTTGATTGGTTGTTTTCAAATATCTCTTATTAAACAATGGGAGAAATCTATTAGAGGCTATTAAGCCTCTTTCTTGTTTAAATCATTCCCATTTCTCTAGCAACATATTCTACTATTTTATTTCTCATTCTATAGTAAGTTCTTTCTGATATTGATAATTCATAACATACACCAATTTTATTATTACCATTGTTTTGAATATAATTCTTTTTAAAAAATTCATTATGATATGTATCTAATTTTTCTAATGCCCTTTCTATACACTGTTTGTTATATTCCATTCTATACATAGTAAGTGGTGTTGTTAGTTTCATCACTTTATCAAATGTTGGGTCAGAAGTAGAATTACCTTTTGGTTGCCCATCTGATGGATTAGGAGTCGAATCTATGATGTCTTTTCTTATCTCTTGTATTGTTTTTTCATAATATTTATAATTTGTTAATTCAAAGTCTATATAATCATATATCTTTTTATTAATTCTCATCTTTGCTTCCTCCTAATATTCCGTTTTTCTTTAGAACTTTTTCTACATCATCTATAGAATATGCAATGCATATAATTGCACCTGCTTTTTCTAATTTTTGTAGAGTTACTTCTTGTAATTTTGTAGTTTTATTTCCATTAATTTTTACTTCGATACAAATAAGATTTCCCTTAAAAACACACATTAAATCTGGCAAACCTATTACAGCATACTGATTTCCGTGATTTTTCCATAAAACACAATGAGGTAGTTTATCTTTTAAATATTTTTGTATTTTTCTTTGAAGAGTTGATTCTAACATTTAATCACTCTCCTTTAGTAATTTCTTTAGTATTTCTTGTATTACATTAACTACAATAGAATTTCCTGCTTGTTTGTATAACTGACTATCTGAATTTCCAGTAGATTTAGCTTTATAAAAATCATCATCATCAAATCCCATAAGCCTCCAACATTCTATTGGTATTAGCCTTCTTATTCGATATTCAGGATATTCATTTTTCATTACTGCAGTTACTGTTCCGTGATTTTCTTTTATAGTAGGTGATATTCCATTTTCTGATACAATTCTTCCAGCTTCGTGTTGACTTGGAAAACAATTTCCTTCTACTATTATTTTATCTGTTCTTACTAATGTTGCTTGTCTACATCCAGTATCTAAAGTTTGTGCAACACCATGTCCTACTCTACCTCTTTTTTTATTTGAATACGGATAAGACATATTTATACTATCTCCTACTTTAGCAGTATCGTATCCTTTTTTAGTTGCATTTATTACATCTACCATTGGTTGTCTATATCCACCTTGCATACTATCAATTGCTGGTGCTATTCCTTCTTTGTTGTATATACTACCTGCTTGATGTCTTTTACCATCTTTATCAAATATTCCTCCAAGTCTTTCTACTGCTACTTTTGGTTTTATATTTCCACCTTGCATTGCTGTAATTGTAGGTGCTATTCCTTTTTCTGAATATACTTTATTCGATGACCTATACCACCCTTTATTATTTAAATCTCCTGCCTCTAT